CAAATATCAAAAAGTTAAACGGTTAGAAAACACGATAGATGATTTTAAAGAAAAAGAGGACAAAAGATGAATGCAGGTTTAATTGCTGATTCAGTTATCGTTGTTTTATCAGTAGCGGTAACAATAATTTTTTTATGTTTATTCAAAAAATAAGATTGCTATTGATAAGAAAGCTATGCAAGGCGATGCACTAGCTAAAGCTGAAAAAATGATTGCTAATTCAGCAAAGGCAATCGTATATCAAACTGAAAAAGAGGGCGGTTCAGGTAAGGACAAGCTGTTAACAGCTTTTAATTACTTAATCGCTATTTTAGATTTGGCACACTTACCGCATCCCTCAACAGCTTATATCAAAGGCGAGATTGAGAAGTCGGTTACTACGATGAAGCAAACGAAAAACTTTGTTGATAGTATGCAAACACTGACTAAGGAAGACGATGCAGCCAAACAATTGGAAAGTAAGACCATTGTTGGTGAATTGAAAGAAGCAAAGAAATAGGAGGACAAAAAATAGCTTAAAATGGTTGATGTATATAGTGGCAGTCCACGGAGCTTTGCAAACTCAAGTTGGTACTGATATCATTATGGTTAAGGCAACACAAGGAACTTACTACGTAAATCCTTTCTGTGATAACGACTATCAAGCAGCTAAAAAAGCTGGTAAATTGCTTGGAGTATATCATTATGCTGGTGGTGGCGATCCTGCTGTTGAAGCTAATTATTTCTATAAGAATACAAAGAACTATGTTGGTGAAGCAGTTCCTGCTTTAGATTGGGAAGACTACCAAAATCCTAAGTATGGCAACGACTCAAATTGGTGTCGTAAATTTGTTGATAAGTATCACGAATTATCTGGTGTTTGGCCTCTTATCTATACTGGTCAAGCTGCACTTCCAGAAGTTGGAAATTGCGCGAAAGATTGTGGTCTGTGGTTAGCTTGGTATGCTACTATGAATTGGAATTCTTGGATTTTACCGGCTGCAAACTTTAGTGTTGCACCTTGGCCGACTTATACTATCTGGCAGTTTACGGGTGGCGATATGGATCGCAATGTCGTTAATACTACAAAAGAAGGTTGGTTGAAACTTGCTAAGCCTAATGTTGATGTTCAGGTAACTGCTAAACCGGTTATTACTGAAACTAAACCACGCCCCGAAGTTAAGAAGTGGGTCGATGATTTAGGCGATGTTTGGTACTCTGAAAAAGGCACGTTCGTAACTGGCGGAGCAATCAATCTTAGATATGGCGCTAGAACCAGTTCTAAAATTGTTGCTCAATTACCGGCTAATACAGAAGTTAAGTATGACGCATATAGTCGTCACGGTGGCTATGTTTGGATTAGACAACCACGCTCAAACGGTTATGGTTATCTAGTATGTCGTGCAGGCAATGAACCGTGGGGAACTTTCAAATAAGCAAGTTAATATAATTTAAAAGCCACTCTGGAGAAGTTTCTCTGGAGTGGCTTTTTGTGTATTTTATTTTTTGATTTTGAATGATTTAACGGTTTATTTTAAAATAATCAGTCAATCAAGTTTGAACTATGGTTCAAACATGTTATACTTTATTTGCAACAAGTCAAGAATTCCAAAATTCAATGGACTCAAAAAGCATTACCTGATCGCTACAAAAGGTAATGCTTTTTTATCGCTTGACGCAACCTATCAAACGTTGAGGGTGGAATGGCGACTATTAGTGCTTTTTGTTGTGATGCCGATCATCCAACCAGTGATCGAATAGTGATTTCACTATTTCCACAAGAATTGGAGCTACAACTAAAGTCAAAAAATCCTTCAATAGACTCACCTCCTTTCAAAGGGAGGCAATAGTCGCTGAAATAATTATAACAAAATTAGATGTATAATATATGTAGAAAATGAAACTACAAGTAATTATCAACTGACCCCCGCTGTGACCCCCAAACTTAAAATAGAATAAATTTAACTAAAGGAAAAAGTGCCATATTTCAGGCACTTAAAAACATAGAAAATCACATAAAATCAAACGATTTGGTCTTCTAAACCGTGGGTCGTGAGTTCGAATCTCACCCAAATCACTGATATGACGCTCCGCATGGGGCGTCTTTTTTTGTGCAATTTTTTATTTGACCCCCAAATGACCCCCCCAAGCGTATTTTTTTAAGCATTTTTCTTAAGATTGTTAAAGACTGAATTAACTTTAAAGTCAATCTTTTGGCGATGCTTTTCAAATGTTTCTGCATATATTTCCTCTGTAGTTTTAGTGGTTGCATGTCCTAATCTTTGAGCAATGTCATAGGTGCTTACGTCAGCACTTAGTAAAATTGCAACTTGAGAATGTCGAAGTGAGTGTATATGGTATCCTTCTCGTTTAATTTTTTAATTCAGCCAAGTTATCTCGTAAAGTTCGATTTAAACTCTTTGAATTAGGGAAGCCATTCCGTGCTTTTGACCAAAAACTTTTTCTGGATCATTTATCTTTAGTTCTTTGATTTTTTTCATTATAAAATCTGGAACTCCAATTGGACGAACAGAAGACTCATTTTTAGTTGGACCATATTCTTTTTGAGAATAAACCCAAGAACGGCGAACTTTAATAGTATTATCTTCAAAGTCTAAATCCTCCCATTTAAGCCCAGCCATTTCGCTTTCTCTAAGTCCAGTGGTCAATCCTAGTAAAATCATATAGCTACCTGGAAAATTAGGATTAGCAGCGTTATAGAGATGATTTAGTAGTAATTTTTATTTCATCATATTCAAGATAATCTACTTTAAATCATGATCTTTATTAAATGCTAACTGGATATTCTCAGTAAAGTCTCTTGTAATAATTCCATCTTGAATGGCTGACTTAACGCAAGTGCGGATAGCTCTATGCAATTTTTTTTACTGTGTTTTTGGCGTGATCTTTTCCAAACTCATTAATAACTTTTTGATATTTGGAGCGATTTATATTTTTAATTTTGGTAGCTCCTAATAACGTCCTTATTCTTTTTCCTTCAAGATTGTATTCAATAAGGGTATTAGGGGCGACATTGCCTTTCTTATAGGTCTTAACCCAATCATCATAATAATTTGCAAAAATGGGGTTTTCTGTAACATCTATGCCATCATCTATTTCTACTGCAAGCTTATTATCCGCTTTTTCAGCTTCACGTTTTGTTTTAAAGCCCCGTCTAGTTAGATAATGCCGTTTACCATCAATATCATACCAAGAGCGTTTTACATACCACTTTTTTGATTTTTTATCTTGATAAACTCCCATACTATTCCTTTTCTTTATCTTTTTTTCCTAGTATCTCGACTATTTTTTCAAAGTCTTCATCACAAATATCTTTCTCTTCTCCATAGGGATCCCAAGCGAAAATTCCTAATCTTCTAAGTTTTTCCCGATTGGTTAACATTTTTGTCACCTCCTTTAGAACATCAGTTCTGCTGAACCGTAAAAATAAAACCAGCGTTAACTGGTCATATTGCTATTTAAGTTTAGTTTGAGATTTAGTAGTCAATTTATCGTTTTCAAATGATAAGGTAGCACTAGCTCCATCGTCGCCCTTAATACCTGTTAGCCACACAGCATTAGTGATTTTAGTTCCTGCAACATTGGCTTCATGTAATCCGTCAGGTTCGCCATACTTGTTTACGATATCTTGGTAAGTAGAACCATCAGCAATGTTGTTAAATTCACCTAAAGTAATTTTTTCATCACGCTTGCCCCATTTGAAACCAGTAATTTCTTTTGAAACAACCTTGTTTGAGTCTAAGGTTTGAATTGCTACTGTCAAAGCGCCTTTAGTCCAAGTGAGTTGCTTAACCTTAACGCCATTAGATGAGGTAGTGGTAGAAGAAGTAGGATTACCGAGCAATTGTTTTACTTCATCAGTGGTTGATCCACCTTCTCCTTGAGATAAGAAGTTACCAACTTTAATTTGATCGAACTTTTCCCTTAGTTCCTTGTTTTGAGAGATAACTTCGTTCTTTTTCTTAGATTGTTCAGTAGTCTTTTCAGAGTTTCCCTTACTACTGCTATTTGAAGAACAAGCTGATAAAGACAAGCCGAGTAGGGCAAGTCCAGTAGCAGCAACTAAATATTTCTTTTTCATAATATCCTCCTATGAGCTATACCTTAACAGTCAGCTTTTAAAGTCATCAGAATTGGACTATTAAAATAGTAGATCGTTGTTGCTCTCAAACTTTTTAGCAACAACTTTTTTCAATCTTTCAGGAATGCCAAAATGCAACATAAACTCTCCAGGATCTTCGCAAGTATAACCTTGGGGAAAGAAAGCAATAGTCCCCAAAATAAAGATTTAAAGCCCATACGAGATCAGCTTGA